CGAAAGATTTTTGCCTTCAACTTTCTGCACGAATGTATCAGTGTCCAGCGAATCAAGTTTAGTTTTGAGTTCGTCGGTGAAGTCATTGGTCGAAAGATTTTTGCCTTCAACTTTCTGCACGAATGTATCAGTGTCCAGCGAATCAAGTTTAGTTTTGAGTTCGTCGGTGAAGTCATTGGTAGAAAGATTTTTGCCCGCTACCTTCCCGACATATTCATCAGAAATTTTTTCCTGCAAAGCCTCATTGTAAAGATTCAACGCGTTTAAAATTTTTTCGTTAGTTGTCGCTTCAGCCATTTTTTAACCCTCCATAATCTTCGCAATATCTTCCGCCGTTATTCCGTCCTCATCTTCTACCGGCTCAAATGATCCGTCCAAAATCGAATTTATTTCTATTCGTGTGATGCCGTCGTCGTCTTCCACTTCGATATACTCACCCGAAATAATTTCTGCTATGTCATCGGCAGTAATCGGAACATCAGGCACAGGCTCAGGATCGACTTCATTCAAAAATTGGCTGATAACTTTATAAACCTCCGTCAGCCTGTCCGCAGAAAGTTTCTTAAGAGCTTTTATAAAATTTCCCAGCCGCTCATCTGAAACATTCGGATTCACATAGGACAAAGTTTTCTTGTAAGTCTCTCCGTCTCCTGTCTTAAAATACATTTGAATTTGAATTTTTTTACTCATAATTATCACCACCGAATGAATTAAGAATTAAGAATTTATAATTTAGAATGAGAAAATAATTCTTAATTCATAATTCTAAATTCTAAATTAAAAAAAACCGCCTTGTTAAGCGGTAATTTTTTTCTCATTCTGCAAAATTTTCTTCGTCATTATCATCATCAGAATTATCCGCCGAAATATCAGGCAAAATTTCCTTCATCTGTTTCCGCTCAAGTGACAACTGCCGCAGATTCTCATAAAAATCTACGCCGCACAATTCCGCCGCCTCTTTCTCATAACTCGACAAGCCCGCATTGATTTTCAAAATTGACGCGTTGACCTCTTTCAGCGGGTCTAACAAATGGCTCGTCTCATTATGCCAATTCGCTTTTGACCAATGCCGACGAATAACAGGATCATCGAAAAAATTCGGGGCTTCTATCCTGCCTGTTGCCACAGCTTCAGCCAAAAACATTTCATATATCGGAGTGCAAAAATCCTGAACAAAACTCTCTCGACGTTGCCGAAATTCATCAGAGGCTTGTAAAAACGCCGCCTTACTTGCTGAATAACTGCTCTTGAAATTCTTCATGATAATTTCTTCAGGAAGTCCGAGAGCCGCACCTATCTGCTTTATAAACTGCGTGGTGAAACTTTCAAAAGTCGACTGTGCATTATTACTGTCGATACTCTTCACGTCCACACCACGCGGCAATGCTGATAAAGTTCCTG